AAGAAAGATGACGTATAGTTTAGTTGGAGAACTGCCACGGCATATCTACTGTTTTGTAGATAGCACTTATACGCATACATGGCCGAATGGGTATGTTCCGTGTGTGTGGTTTGGCTTGGTATCGTATCCAGGCAGAACGTGGGGTTGTACGGTTATGCTTGAGAGTGGGTCGATTTACAGGAACGTTCCGGCTCATGCGATAGCGTTTAGTCAGTTTCCCGCAGAACGATGGGCGGCGGATGAAGCTCAAACGTGGGACTGTTATGGCGAGCAGTTTACAACGCTTGAATACAAGTACCTTGCTGGCTTGGATTGCAAGGTTAAGTGCAAAAACATTCCTTATGAGGGTAACTATTTGTTTACCGCTGCTCCGGTAGGTGACGGGTTTAGTGCGTATCCAGACCAGGCTAAAGAGTTTTGCTTTATTCAGCTTGATTTAGGCAGATTGACCATCCAGCCGACTAACCATGTAGTGTTTAGAGAGCGGAGTTTTACCGACAATAAGTTGGAGTTTCCTAGCGGATTACGACGACAAACGGACGTATGGAGTGCGGAATGAAAACACCTGAAGAACTAGCAGACGAGCATACGACGGCATGGTGGGATACCCGTGAGGATAGCATCATGACGATAGCTACACGGCAAAGTTTTGTCGCTGGCTACCAAGCCGCAGCGCCGCAGTGGATTAGCGTTAAAGACAAGATGCCTGAGACCAACGAGTACGTCTTAGTCTACATAGACTTTTCTATTGATACGCAGCAATTCAAGCTCGTAGAGATGGGATACTTTAACGGGGACGCATGGGACGTAGGGAATGATATTTACAGTTTGGGGTTTGTTCGTTACTGGATGCCTATACCTAAGCCACCGGAGGAATAATGGGCATAGAGCATAGGATGAAAGACGAAGTTGAGAACTCTCGCCGGTGCCCGTGGTGCAACCATGTCTCTACGGTTAGCGTTCAGGATGCGTTTGATTTCTACTTTTACTGCCAAAACCCTAATTGCAAAGTAGAGCGCATATACGGCGATAACGCTGTAATGATAAGCGGTGAAAAAGATGGATAGTAGCGGCCATTGGAAGTGTCCCGAATGTGGCTCACTGTGGGATATTGCTACAAATCTCTGTATTGAGTGCGAGAAGGAGTTCGTTAAGGAGTTATACGAGCTTAGTTGGGAGCAGTTCTGGGCGGAGTGTAACGAGCTAAAGAATGGATGTTAAAATGGAATATATTAAAGGCGAATGGTTAAAAATAACTGATTTTTTGCCGGACGTTAATACTCAAGTATTAGTTTATGGCATGAGTAAACAGCAGCACGTTTATAAAGTTCAACCAGCAAAATTATGTAACAATTGGAAATATAGACCCAACCCATTTGAGCCAGAGTTTATATGGGAGGGATACGACGTGATTGATCACGATGGAGAAACAGACGAAGTAATACACGTTACTCACTGGATGCCATTACCCGCAAAACCAAAACCATAAAGGATGATGAAATGGAATGGATCGACGTTAATGATAAACTACCAGATACAGATGAGTATTTGACTGTTGGGTACATAGAGGGAACCCCCTGGTTGCATTATTGCGCTATTTATTCAGCTAAAGATGGTAAGTGGATAAGAACTGAACGCCAATTCCCAAAGGATATTACTGAATTTGTAAAGTATTGGATGCCACTACCAAAACCGCCAACAAAATAATGGATGCTGAATTACAGGCTAACGAGCAGATTGTATGGGCGCCGCAATCGGGTCCACAGGAAGCTCTTGTTCATTGTCCCATTACGCTGGTTGGCTACGGTGGTGCACGAGGTGGCGGTAAGACAGATGGCGTTTTGGGTAAGTTTGCTATCAAGCAAGAGCAGTTAGGTGCAGACTTTAACGCTATCTTCTTCCGTAAAGAGCTGCCACAAGCAGACGATCTTATTGAGCGAGCAAAGCAGATTTACCTGCCGCTTAGAGCGCACTGGCAAGACCAAAAGAAGCAGTTCACATTTCCCCAAGGGGGACGATTGCGATTCCGTCCCTTAGCTAATGACGCCGATGCGGAGAAATATCAGGGTCAAAACCTCTCAGATTGCGCCATAGAGGAAGCAGGTAACTACTCTGACCCAAGCTGTATCTGGAAGCTATTTGGAGCGTTACGAGGCAAAGGCGGCGGTCAGATTCTCCTTACGTTTAACCCCGGCGGTGTCGGCCACGGCTGGCTAAAAGAGTTGTTTATCAAGCCAGCGCCTAAAGGGATGAAAGTGCTTCAAAAGCTCCTGCCGAATGGAGCTAGTTTTGACTACATTTATATTCCGAGTAGGGTACACGATAACCAGATACTCTTGGCTCGTGACCCTGAATATATCAACCGATTGCACATGGTAGGCTCGCCGGAGCTTGTCAGAGCATGGCTAGAAGGTGATTTTGAAATCCATGAAGGTTCATATTTTCCTGAGTTTTCTTCTAAACATATCGTTGCTCCTTTCAATGTTCCTCAACACTGGCCCCGATACATGGGGTACGATTGGGGTTACCGCTCTCCTTTTGCTGCTATCTGGGGTGCTGTCAGCTCTGGTCGTGACGACCGTGGAAATGAAGTTCCGTACCCGAAAGGAGCCATTATTATTTACCGAGAGATGTGGGGAAAAGGAGTTGATAACATTGATCAGGCTAATCGAATTGGATCAGTATCAGTCGGAGAAAATCCACTAGCCTTTGCCGACCCCAGTATTTTTAACCACGAGGGTGGGCCAAGCATAGCCGACCAATTTACGACGGTGTTTGCTAAGTACAAGTTCCCTAGCTTTCGAGCGGCAGACAATGAGCGAGTTTCGGGATGGTCGCAGATACGGCAACGACTGGTTGCCAACCCCCCGATGTTGTACATATTTGCTACTTGCCCATATCTTTTAGAAACCCTACCATCCTTGTCTATAGACAAAAGAAACCCAGAAGATGCTGATTCGACTGGTAATGACCATGCCTGTCTTACTGGCGATACTCTTGTCATTACTGATTCTGGTGCAATTCCAATAAAAGAACTTTGCGGTGATTTCTCTGTATTTGTTCTATCTCATGACGGCAATTATCAAGAAGCGTGTGGCGCTTTAACTAGAAAGCAAGCCGCAGTTATGCGTATAACGTTTGATGATGATACGAGCGTAGTTTGTACCTTCGAACATAAGTTCATGCTGCCTGATGGCACATTTGAAAAAGCAGCTTTTCTATACCCTGGCCGTCTGATACGCTGCGTTACCTATGCGAGTAATAGTTATTTCCGAAACGATCCAAGAGTTCAACGGCGTAAAGTATTACCGCTGTGGAAACTACTTCTCTTCTCAGCAAAAGCATTTTCGTGGCTCAAGGCGATTACACAGAAAGGTTTGGGAATACTTCAACGGCGCTATTCCGAAAGGGATGCACATTCATCACAAAGACCAGAATCGAGCCAACAATCAAATAGAAAACTTAGAATTGTTAAACTCAAAAATTCATTTGAGTCAGCACATGACGCCAGAGCGATGTGCACAAGCAGCCAAGAACATAATCAAAAATGCTGTGCCAATGGCGAGGTTATGGCACCGAAGTTTGCAGGGTCGGGAATGGCACTCGGAGCATGCAGTCAGAGTTGCGAAAAACATGCCGTACATAACCAAGGTTTGCGTCTTTTGCGGAACGGAGTATCGGACAAAAAAACACATGGCCAAGAAAAGCCTGTATTGTCACCAGAATTGCAAAATGAGCGCACGACGAAGGCGGTTAAATCCATCTCTTATTCCCAAGCCCCGCAAGATGTCTATTGCCTAAATGTGCCAGCTACAAGTACCTTCGTATTAGCTAACGGGGTTGTGTCTCATAACTGCGATGCTTTACGCTATTTGTGCAAAGGCAGACTTATTGACGCTAAATGGGAGCAGCCAGCGGAAGTGTTCAATAAGGGGAAAATTAAGTTGCAAGCGTACATAGCGCAGATGCGGTCACAACAGAAGCGAGCTAAAATATGAGTGTAAAAATTAAGCCACTGGTACAGAAATACTCACCTCGCTGGTGGCGCTCGCAAATCACTCAATCCCAAGAACGTCGCAAAAAGTTCATAGAAGCCGCAGAAGAATCCATCCGTGTTTATAACGCTCAAAAAAAGGTAGGTATCTTAAATGACGCTGAGCGACGACTTAACGTTTGGTGGTATTGTACTAACACTTTGCTTCCTGCTTTTTACTCTTCAACTCCCAAAGCAGAAGTAAATCTCCGCAAACGTACAGGCGGAATACCGTATGAACTTGGTAGCGTAATTCTAGAGCGAAACACTCAGTTCGCTATGGATATGCACTTTGACTTCGACAAGGTAGGTTATAACGCTGCACTACAGTTTTTGCTCACGGGTCAAGGTGTGCTTTGGGCAAGGTACGCTGCCAAGTTTGAAACAGTCATGCAAGAGATTGCGGTTATCCGTGATCCAAGCGGCCAACTGATTGACGGCACTGGCAAGCCGTACACTGGCGATATTGAGATACTGCAACCAGCAGGTGCTAACGTGTTTGTTGCGTCGCTTGAGGTTGAGCGTAAAGCCAGCGAGAAGGCGATTCTCGATATTGTTCAATACGACGATTATGACTGCTCTGACGCTCGAAACGAGAGCGAGATTGAATGGCAATCCCGTAAAGCCTTTCTTGATAGGCAACAAGCAGAAGATTTGTTCGGTCGTGATGTAGCTGACGAGCTAACCTACGACTCATTCCCAGAAGTTATAAAGAAAGATATTTCCCGCAAAGAGGATAAGTACGAAGGTAAAGCTGAGCTTCACGAGATTTGGTGCGAAGCTACCAACAAAGTGTACTGGCTTCAAAAGACTGGCGAAAAGTCCATTATCGAATCGTCAGACCCGCCAACCAAGTTTGAGCGATTCTATCCATGCTCGGTTATTCGCCAATCATGCGACCCAGACAGCGTAATTCCCGTATCCGATTACGCTCATGTAAAAGACCAAATCCTTGAGGTTGAGCGTCTTACAACTCGTATTCACGCTGTTACTCAGGCAATCAGAACTAACTTCCTTTACGACGCCGCTATGGGTCAGCAGGTAGAGCAAGTATTCTCTGGTGACTTGAAGGGTACACCAGTGACTAACTGGCCATCGTATAAGGGACGTGGCGGTATGGGTGCTGGCATGGAGTTTTATCCAGTAGAGCCGTTTGTAAACGCTTTGAACGTACTTCAAGGCGCTCGCCAGACTGCGTTGCAACAGCTTTATGAAACCCTGAAAGTATCCGATTTGCTTCGTGGTACAAGCGAGCAATACAAGTCAGCTACGGCTAATCGGCTTGAAAATCAGTGGTCGTCACTTGGTCTGGTAGTTCGCCAGAATATGTTTAGCAAGTTTGTGTCAGATGCTATCAGTAATCTTGGCACGATTATTGCGGAACAATTTGACGAGCAGACGATTCTTGATGTTGGCGATGCTGACGCTTTGATTGAGCCAACTATTTACATCCCGCCACCTCCTCCAATGCCGGAGCCTGGTTCAGAAGGTATGCCACCTGGTGATACAGGTATGGCTCCAATGCCACCTCCGCAGCCAGACCCACAGCAGCTTTTAGAGGAAATGAAGCAGCAAGTTATTGGTATTCTGCGTGACAATAAGCAACGTAATTACCGCATCCAAATTGCTTCCGACTCTATGGTTGCTATCGACCAGCAACAGCAGCAGCAAGATGGGGCTATGCTTATTGAAAAAGCTGGAATGTTCTTCGACCAAATGCGTGGCTTAGTTGAACAGTACCCTCCGCTTTTGGATTTTAGCTTATCGCTTTTCCAGAACATGATTAAGCGGATGAAGGGAGGCAAAGAGCTAGATGGCATTTTTACGAAGGCTATGCAGCAAATTGGAGAAATTGCGAAAGCTAAGGAAGAAGCAGCTAAGCAGCCGCCGCCGCCGGATCCAACAACGCTTGAGGTACAGGGGCGTTTGCAAATAGCGCAGGTTGAATCACAAGCGAAGCTCCAAGTCATGCAGATGGAAATGCAGGATAAGGCGACTAAGAATCAGCTCGCTTATCAAGATCAACAGCTCAAGATGCAACGTGACCAGCTTGACGCTCAACTTGCTATTCAGAAGCAACAGGTTGACGAGTACATTAAGCAACAAGAATTGGCGATTGCTCAGCAAGACGTTCAAGTTAAGCAGTCATCAGTTCAGGTTGATATGCTTAAAGTACAAGCTATGTCTGAGTCGGATGCTAACAAGCAAGCTATTACTCAAGAGACAAATCGCATGGCTCAGATTCTGGAAATTCAAAAACTTGAGCTGGAGCAGATGCGTATTAAACTGTCAGAGTCTGAAAAGCTGATGGAAGAAAGAAGGCTGGTGTCGGATCAGCAGATTGAGCGATTGCGTTTGTCGATGGAAGCTATTGATAGACAACCCTCGCAATCAATTATGTTCCAAAGCGATAAGCCAGTAATTGTTGAGCGAGAAAAGAAGAAAGCTCGCAAGAAACGTGGCAAAATTGTAATGGATGATCAAGGCAACCCAGTTGGGATTGATATTGAGGAAATCGACTAATGCCAACAACAGTATCCAACTCAGCAGCATCGGTTAATCCTGATATTCCAGTAGCTACCGTTGTTCGTAGCGGCAACGTGTATCAGGAAGTTGTGCAGGGTCTAGTGAATCAACCACATGACGAAATTACGTTGTCATATACTGGCACTGACTTGACTGGAGTTGTGTACAAACTTGCTGGCGTAACCGTTGCGACTTTAACTCTTGGATACACAAGCGGAAATCTTACAAGTGTCGTGAGATCGTAATGCCATACGTTTTGAATCCATTCACCGGAAACTTTGATTTCACAGCAGCGGGAGTGCCGACGCTTGCCACCGGCGGCATTACGTTTGGTGGAACTACTGGGTTAATAACGCAGGATAACCGCAACATAAACTGGGACAACACTAATAAGTGGCTTTCGGCATCTTCATCGTTTCAAGAGCGAGTAACTAACGGATCGTTTACGGGAAGCTCTACGGGTTGGACTCTTCCGACTGGCTGGTCATATTCGTCAAACAGCGTCAGTCACAATACAAACGGTACAGGTGGCTTAACGCAGTCTATAACTATGAATACAGGTGAGCGTTTTGAAGTCACGCTTACTCTTTCTAACGTAACTTCGGGTGGCGTTACAATTACGGTCGCAGGTAGTTTTGTCGGATCGGCAACAACAAACGGAACCTTTACGTTTCGAGGCGTCGTTACTACGACGAGCAGCGGGATTACTATCAATCCATCTACGAATGGTACTAGGCTTACGGTTGACGATGTAAGCGTAAAGGTATTGAGCGGTGGTCAAATGCTTACTGGCGATCTACTTGTGCAAGGCAGCACCACAAGTGGCGTAGCGAGAATATCGGCAATAAATAAATCAAACGGCATCCCTGGGACCACAAGGCACCTTTCTTTAGAAAATACTGGTTCTTTCAGTTGGATTGATTTCAAATTTAGCAACGTTGATAAATCGCATATTGGAGCAGATTCCTCCGGTCAGATTAGTACCTACGTCAGCGGCGGAAATTATGATGCGGTTTACAATAAATCCACGAACAGCCTCATCAGCTACAACACACCTGATACGTTTACGCACTATGGATACGGAGCGTTTATTAATGGCGTAAATGCAGGGACGACGGGGACTCCTACCAGTACGCTAATGTCTCAAGGCGGCACGGCACTTAAAGTTAAATATATCACCGCTAATCAGATGCTCGATAACACAGCAACGGAATGGATTGTAGAGCCGCAAGGCTCAGCTTGTAGCGGCGCTCCTACCAATGCTTGCTCATCGTACACAAACGAAGCAGATTGTATTGCTCGTGACGCACACGGTGGTTGCTCTTGGTTTTCTGGCAATCCTTGTAGCGTGTACAACGGCGATGAATCATCGTGCACAGGAACTATTGGTTGCACATGGGAGCAAGCATCGTGTTCAGTTTACGGGGACGAAAGCAGTTGTAATTCAGTAACTGGATGTACTTGGACTTATACACCGCAAGATTGTTCGTCTCTTGATGAAATGACTTGCGGGAGCACAACGGGATGTACTCAGAACTTTGATGACTGCTCTAACTACTCAGACGGCGGTGGTGACGGTACTGCTTGTAATGCTGCCAACGGCGGAGCCTATTGTAGCTACGATAGCGGAACAGGCGCTTGTACAGGCGGCTCTTGGTACGTTAGTTGCTCTGGCACTTACGATTCTTACAGTTGTGAAGGCACGTATGCTACAGGAAACTGTACAGGAACGTATGGCGCAGCGTGCAGCGGAACGGCATCGTGCGGAGGTATTGACGACCAGACAAACTGCAACAACGAACCTGGGTGTACTTGGGGTGCCGCAGTTTCACTAACATTACCGTCTATTACGTCATGCCCCGATAGAGATTACTGGATTTACAACGCATCTAGCACCAATGCTGATGTAGTTGTAATTCCAGCTAGTGGCAATACGATTGACCATACGACTTCGTACACGCTTTCTAATTTTAAGGATTGGGTACACATTTCGCCGTTTAATCGGACTGCTTCGTGCGGCTCCCTTAACGAAGCGACTTGCGGATCTACTTCCGGTTGTACGCAAAACTATTCAAATTGCGTATGGGATGGCTCTACTTGCGGAGGCGATGCATCTTGTTCTGGTTACGGAGATCAATCTTCATGTGAAGCGGCTACATATTATTCCGGCTGTAGTGGAAATTATGTAGTATCAGCTAATTGGTATGTACTTGGAAAATAACGGGGAAATTTATGTTGCAATTAACAGAAGAGAGCGTCAAAGAGTTTATTAAGGGTGAATTGGTTTTAATTAAGGTATGGGCACAGAACTGTCCGTATTGTGACAAACTTAATGACCATCTTACGAAAGTAGACTTATCAGCATTTGATTGCGGAGCCTTAGAAGTTTCGCATCCAATGGACAAGGCTCCAAAGCCATCTGAGTTTAAACGTACTTGGATGAAAATGGACAAATCCGATGTAGTTAAAGACTCGGTACCAGCCTTGTTTGTGTTTGAACGTGGCGAATTAAAGTATCGTCATTTTGGGATGCTTTATTCGGACGCTCTTCAACACTGGCTTGCAACTGGGGAAGTCGTTCCGTCAAAAATTCAACAACAAGAAAAAGCGACACAAGAACGACAAAAGAAGTTGTATGAACTATTCGCACAGCGTGGTGAATTAACTTACAACATGGAAATCATGGCCGCAAAGCTCGGCGAAATTAACAAGCAAATTGGAGATTTAACCAAATGAAAGTCACAGTGCAATTTGAATTGCCGTTGCCAGAAGGATTTGAGCCATATTTCCAAATCATCGCTAAAACTCATGGTTGGAGCGAAGGATCAGAACTAAGCGTTACGGATTACATTTGTGAGAACGTATGCAAGCCACAAGTATCGTCCCTGTTTAGTGCCATAATTGCTAACGCCATTAGCGGATATCTTGGTCTTTCTGGCTCAGAGCAGGTAAAGGATATTTTGCTGGCATACAACCAACTACATACGGTTACGGCTGAGATAGCCGAGTAGTATGTTTCTCATCTTTAAACCGCCTCAGAGTTACTTGCAGGTTCAACTGCTTGATCCTGATGGGTTCAAGAAGAGTTTCGATGAAATTTACGAAGAGCAATATGCCGCTGCTATGCTTAAAGCTAAGCAGAAGCGTAGAAAGTCTCGTAAGAAGCAGCTTGAATTAAAGACACTAATCAAACAGCAAATAGCTGCTGGACAAAAACTAGAGCAAATTGCAACCGATATTGCGTTGCAAGAATCGCTTCGCTTAACGCAGCAAAAACTAGCTGAAGAACTACGAGTTCAAATAGCCGCTACTGACCACGCTCGTCAGTTGATGCGGCGCTATCATGAGGAATTTAAGGCTGAAGTAACACAAATGGCTATTGCCGTTTACGATGCTGTTCAGCGTGAAATTGAGACTAAACGTAAAAAAGATAAGGCAAAACGCATTAAGGTTTTGCTTTTGTTTGCATCCATGGATGAAGACGATGACGACTAAATACAGCCTATTTCAATACTGCCACAAGCAGAAAAAAGTAGTTCCGATTGAAGAAGTTGAAAGAGATTATCAGTCCCATGCTAGGGACTTGTTTATTCAGGATGAGATGGAGCCGACTAGAAACCCTCTTAATCCCAAAGAGATTTACACAAGTAAAAGTAAGTTAAGAGCGGCTTATCGAGCTGCTGGAGCAATAGAAGTAGGAGACGCTTACGACAGAGGCTACAAGACTGACCGAGAGAACGGCAGAACGGAGCGAGAGTTGATAAGCAAAATGAAAGACAAAATAATTGATAGGTATAAGCATGGAAGATAATTTTGATAACGTAGAATCAACCGAAGTTACTCCTGAGCGAGAAACCGCTGAGTTATCTATTCGGGAAACGCTAAGTAAGCAGCTCAAGCAATCCGCAGAAAAGGAGAGTGTAGAGGAACCCGTTCAAGAAGCTCAGAATGACGCAAGTGATGAAGTAGCGTCTGTCCAGCAAGAAGCTCCTCAGATAGCTTACGCTCCACCTGCTGACATGAATAAAGCGGAAAAGGATGCGTTTCTTAACCCTACGCCTCAAAACGCTCATGTTTTGCAATCCTACTTAAATCGCCGTGCATACGAAACTCGTACTCAGTACGACAAAAAGATGCAGGAAGTAAACCAGCTTCGTGACCAAACATCTAACGTTTACAACGTGATAAAGGAGTACGAGCAGGATTATGCTAGGGACGGCATTTCTGTAGCTGATGTTACTCGCCGGTCGATTGCCTGGGATCGAGCCATGCAAGCCAACCCTGTTCAGACGGCTATTGAGTGGCTTGAGGCTTATGGTCTTTCGCCGCAGGATTTGGCTAACCAGTATAGCGGTCAGACTTCCGTTGAAACTCAAAACTACCTGACAAGGGATGAGGCAGAGCGGATAGCCGAGGATAGGTTCAGAGCAATTCAACAAGAGCAAGAAAAAAAAGCAGTTGAGTACATGAACCAACGCACAGTAGAATCGTTTATAAGTCGTAAGCCATTGTTCCGTGACCCAGAAACAGCCTCGCAGTTAGAGTCTGAGATGGCCCCCGTGGTACAGGCTCTGACAGGTACAGGTAGGTATAGCTCTGCTGAAGAGATCCTAGAAACCGCCTATAACTATGTCGTAAACGGCAATCCGACGTTTTCTGGTTTAGCGCAAAGGCTCCAGGCAGCGCCGGTGATTCAGCAGCAACAAGTAGCCGTAGAAAAGGCGAAAAAGGCTGCTAAATCCATATCTGGCTCTGCTGGTAGCGGAACTCCCAGGATAGTAACGAAAGATATTCGGGACAACCTGCGGCGTCGCCTTGCTGGAGAATAGCTGTTGAGGTTGTCCCCTAAACTATAAGGGATAACTTAAAATGGCTAATTTAGAAGAGGCAATCGTAACGACCCTTTTCGACCAGTCGGATGCTATTGCGGATGAGGTTCTTCACCACAACCCGCTTCTTGCTTCCTTGGACGAGCAGGGTCTTATTCGTAAATTTTCCGGTGGATATGAGCTTCGTAAGCCTATCATGTACAATGATGCGGCTGTAGGAGGTTTCTACTCTGGATTTGATTCATTTGATTTGGCAGCAATCGACGACGCTACTGCGTTCCGATTCGCTATCAAGCAGGTATATGAGCCTGTAGCTATCAGTGGCCGTGAGCGTCGTGGAAACAGCGGCGAAGCACAGCTTATTGATTTGGCTGAGATGAAGATGAAGGCGGCTATTTCCCGTCTTAAGAACACCGTTTCTACCTCGCTTCGTGGCGATGGAACTGGTTCCGGTGGACTTGAGTTCGACGGTATCAAGAAGGCAGTTTCGACTTCGCCTTCGTCTGGTACTTACGGAAGCATCGACCGTTCTTCGAACACTTGGGCTCGTAACCTTGCTATCAACGTTACGCTTTCAGCTTCGAATGTTCAGGAGCAAATCACTGATGCTATCAGCCAGGTAACTCGTGGCGATGAGCAGCCTGATTTGGGACTCATGGATCGTACAGCTTGGAAGTTCCTCCACAGCTCTCTCACTGCTATTCAGCGTATTCAGCTTCCTGCAAAGAAAGCTGTAGCTGGATTCCGTGTGCTTAGCTACGACGGATGCGATTTCGTATTCGACGGTGGATTTGGTTCTTCGGTGCTTGAGACTAACTCATGCCGATTGCTCAATACCAAGTATTGGACTTTCGATATGGTTCGTGGCGCAGACTTCAAACCGCTCGCTCCAGAGATGGCCCGACCGGTTGATCAAGATGCTTTCTTCACGGTTATTATCGTTGAAGGAAACCTCTGTTGCGCTGCTCCTGCACTTCAGGCTGTTATTTACGCTTAATTAGGGAGGTAACAGAATATGTCACAGTCAGGATCATTTGGAGTTAATTACAAGATCACCTTTACGACTACTAACAACCTTTCGCTTCCAGCAAAACTTCGTGCAGTTGGAAGTTTGCCAGAAGGTGAGTTTGTATTCGTTCAGGCTGATGGTGCTATCGACCAATATGCTTTCGTAAAGATTGAGCAAGACGGCCAAGCCGCTATGCTTACTACTACGAATGCTGGCTCAAATGGACTTCTTGTTGGCGTAGCTCAAGTAGCTGCTGCTGATAATGAATACCTTTGGGTATGGGTTGGTGGACTCAACGGCGGTGGAGTTGGAAAAGGAATCAAAGGCAAACTAGCTGCAAGCTATGTTGCCAAGGCTAACCTTAATACAACTGCAACCGCTGGCGTGGCTGACGATGCTTCAACAACTAAGATTGCTTACGTTGTTGGACTTGCGGCTACTACTGGAGCTGCGGCTGTAGAGCTTGGCTCTGTAGCTCACCTCAAGGTGAACTAACCAATAGGGGGGTGTAACAACCCCCCTTTTTAGGGAGAATTTATGGCAAGTGCACAAACCCTTATGGGACTTGGTATGCCAGCGGAGCTTGCTGCGGCAAGTTCAGATGGCGTGTTTTCTGGCACTGTAACTCCTGCCGGACAGGTAGTAGCTACGGCAGCAGGAATTCGTACCAGGCAAGCAATTAACAACGTTGGCGACACTACCCCAACAGCAGCAGAGCTTACGACTTCGTTCGGAACTCCTGCTTCTGTAGGAAGTGGATTTGTTGGCGTTGTAAAAGATGCTGACACTGATACTAACTGCTTTGTAGTTGTATCTAATGGAACTTCTTACTTTTATTTGAAGTTCACCAAGGCTGTATAAGCTAACGGGGGGAGCAATCCCCCCAACTTTTTAGGTAATTTATGACAAGTTTTGCTGGCAATACAACGACGACAACCCCCACTATCGCTACGGCAACAAGCGTTACGATTGCGGCAGCAAAGCCGTTTCGTAACTTTCTCCTGATTCAAAACAACTCAGCGGCTAATATCGCTATTAGTTTTAACGGCGCTACACTTACAGGGATAACTCCGACAGCTACCAACTTCTGTTATGTTTTGCCATCAACGGCTGGAGCAAACGTAGTACGCTTTGACAGTGGGTTTATACCGGCAGGTGTTATCACGGCATACCAGTCAAGTGGTAGCTCGATTAACACGGTTACAGTTATTGAGGGTTAGTGCTATAAGGTACTTACGCAATCATGCGTAATTACTATGGAGAGAGCATGGCTCAAATAGATTGGCAGTCGCTCATGTCGGGAAACTCGCAGCCAAAAAAGCGGTATTCTGGCGCTAATGTAAAGTTCTTCTACGCTTATAACGAGAATCGTGAAAAGTCTCTTGCAGAGGGTCGTCCCATCTTTGATGAGATTCCTTCGATTTCGATTCAATGGCCGGGAATGGATGAAACCGTTCGGCGCATTGAGCCGCAAGATGTTCAAGAGTACCCAGAGCTTTACGCTCGTTTTAAGGCTGGCAGCGAGCCAGTGACTGAAGGGACTCCACTGGCCGAGTGGCCAATGATGAGTGGGTCGGCTATGCGAGAGCTGAACTACCTTGGATTTAAGACGGTAGAGCAACTTTCAAATGCCACCGATGAAACCAAGCGTAAACTTGGACCCTTGTCTAAGTTTGTGAAACTGGCAAAAGATTGGTTAGACGCAGCGAAGTCTGACCAGAGCGAAGTGGTTAAGTTGCGTCAACTGCTTGAGCGTGAACAAACTAGAACGGCTGCTTTAGAGCATAAGTTGGAAGTGTTCATGCAACGTGTAGAGGCTAACGAAGGCATTGATCTTCGTGCAACAAGAAAGGAGGTGATCCGATCTGTTCCTGACGAAGCTCTTGAAGAAGGGATTATCGAGGCACAGGATGAATTAGATTCATCTCCTAGAACACGAGGTAGACCAAGAAAAGTATGACGATAGCCACGGTTATTACGAATGTTGCAAACGAAGCTGGATACACAGTTGAGTCAAATATTCTGACTTCAAATGATGTAACTACAAAGCAGCTTCTCGCTATGGCGAATCGTATTAACCGTGACATATTTGAGGCTTATCCTTGGCCCAAATGTTACGCTTCGGGTAGCTTCACGCTGGTAGGGGGTGTGGATACATACGCTTTACCAGCGGCTTTTTCTCACTATCAATACGAAACCTTTTGGAACTCATCGACTCGTTGGAGAATCTTGGGACCAATGAGCGAGCAGGAGTTTGCAGAGATTAGAGGTTTTGGTCTTAATACAGCCGTCTATCAGCGATACCAGATTCGTGGCTTGTCCAATAACGAGATTCTGATTAGTCCGACGCCTGGACCACAAAACAACGGGAACGTGTGCATATTTGAATATATTGCCGACCGGTCTGTGCGTCCAAAAACATGGACTGCAAGCACATCATTTGCCGCTAATTCCTACTGCTTCTACAACGGCAACTACTATCAAACGACTGCCGGAGGCACCACAGGAGCCACAGCACCAACGCATACGAGCGGAAGCGTGTCGGATGGTGGTGTCACATGGACTTACTACGACGGCGCATACAGTGAGTTTTTGGCCGATACAGACGTAAGCCTATTTAATGAGAAACTTTTAGAGCAAGGCGTATTAGAGCGATTTGCAGAGATTCATGGACTGGACAGCATTAAGCCACGATTTGAAATGCAGTTGCATGAGGAATTTAGTCGAGTAGCTGCTGGCAAAG